CAAGAGCCTGAGTTGATTAAACGCTCAAACACTTACAGGGATTCCATTACGTACGATAAGGTAGGTTCATACTACAAAGTAATTTCAGCAGACGCAGACACTAAACACGGTTTAAACCTATCTTGTTGTTTGTTAGATGAAATTCATTCACATAAAAATCGTGACCTATACGATGTGTTACTCACGAGTATGGGAGCTAGGAAAGAGCCTTTAATGCTTGGTATTACCACAGCAGGAGCAGGACACCAAAAAGACCATATTTGTAAAGAACTTTATGACTATGCTAAGAAGTTGATTAGTGGTGCTATTCAAGACGATTCATTCTTGGGTGTTGTTTATGAGGCTGATAAAGACGATGACATCTTTGATGAACAGGTTTGGAGAAAAGCAAATCCGGGATTTGGGACTATTATCACCGAAGAATATATGAAACAACAAGCTGTAAAGGCTAAAAACGAACCATCTTATGAAAACACTTTTCGTAGACTACACCTAAATCAATGGGTTGCAAATGAAACTAAATGGATTTCTGATGAAAAATGGATGGATTGTTATGATGATATAAAAGAATCTAACTTTGTAGGTAAACCTTGTTATGTGGGATTGGATTTAGCATCCACACGAGATATTACCTGTCTCAGCTTATTATTCCCCGATAACGACAATGGGTACGATGTTTTCTTACACTCCTTTATACCTTCTGATAACGCTCATAAAAGGTCTGAAAGGGATAAGGTTGACTACGTTAAATGGCAAAGAGAGGGATGGGTTACATTTACAGAGGGCGATGTTTGCGACTACAATTACATAAAACAAAAGATTAGAGACTTATCAGAATTATACGATATTAGAATGATAGCTTATGATAGGTGGAACGCCTCACAAATTGTTATTGATTTAACAGAAGAAGGTTGCCCTATGATACCTGTAGGTCAGGGTTACAGAACAATGTCACCTGCGACTAAGGAATATGAAACTTTAGTTTTAGGGGGTAGTATTAGGCACGATGGTAATCCTACTTTAAGGTGGATGATGTCTAATGTGGTTCTAAAATTAGACCCTGCCGGGAATGTGAAACCCGACAAAAGTCGCAGTAATGACAAGATTGATGGTGTGGTATCTACGTTGATGGGCTTATCAGAGGCTATGCAAAATAAAAATGGTGGAAATTCAGGATATGATGACAAAGAAATATTCTTTATCTAAGAACGAAATAGTTGCACAGGAGCAACTAACAATAAGAGATATATGTGCATCTGTACTAGGTAACAACAGGGATTTACACCTGTTAGATGACTTGGTGCAGGATATAAACGTAATTCTACTTACTCAATTAGAGGAAACGATACAATCTTTATACGAAACAAATCAATTACGCTATTTTGTAGCTCGTGTGGTAACGAATCAAGTCCTATCTACATCATCACCCTTCCATAAGACTTATCGCCTTAGAGACACCTTAAAATGCGTTACAGAGGGTGATTATGATAATTTAGCAGATAAGATTTGGGAAAAAGTCGTAAAATCAGACAACAGAATGTTAAGGGAGATAGTTGTTTTAAGGTATGAATATTCGTTTAAAATCAGAGAAATAGCTTTAATTCAAGGCATATCAACTAGATACGTTCACAGGGTATTAGCGAATGCTTTGAAAGAATTAAGAAAAAACTACTGAAAAGTTGTTCACATTTTAGCACTTTTCACTATTTACACTTGTACAACTATTTAAGCAGCTTTGGGTATATTCAACTTTTTTACAGGTAAAAAATCCACCATCAAAGAAGAATCACGTTCTATCTTTGGTCAAACTATTCTTGGTGGTACATTTGGGTCATCAACTTCGGTGTCAAAAGAACAAGCGTTGCGAGTAGCAGCAGTTTGGTCTTGTGTTCGTGTGCTATCAGAAACTATAGCTTCCCTGCCCATCTCACTTTACGAGAAAGATAAAAACAACAATAAGATTAAATTAAATAATAACCCATTAAATAAATTAGTGGGTGAACAGCCATCAAGGATATATAATTCCTTTATGTTCTTTGAAAGGGCTATGGTAGATTTAAGTTTTGATGGAAATTTTTGTGCTTATATAGAAAGAAATCAAGGCGGTTTACCAGTAGGGATTCACCCATTACAATATAAAGATGTTGATGTTTTCGTTTCTCCTGATGGCAGGGAAGTTTATTACGAAGTTAAAGAAAGTGCTGACAGCGTTTACCCAATAACAGGTAAAGTGCAAAGTATGAATATGATTCACGTTAAAGGTTTATCCTTTGATGGGATTACAGGTAAATCACCAATAGAGGCTGCAGCAGAAACATTAGGCATATCTATATCTTTAGATAAACACGCAGGTAATTGGTTTAAAAATGGCTCACAGCTAGGTGGTATTCTTAAACACCCTGCTACATTAAAACCTGATACAGCTAAACGATTAAGAGAATCGTGGAATAGCAACTATTCAGGTGTTGCAAATACAGGAAAAACAGCTATATTAGAAGAAGGTATGGATTGGGTTGCTCGGACTGTTCCTAACAACCAAGCACAATTTATAGAGTCAAGGGAATATCAAATAAGCGACATTTGTCGCATTTTCAGAGTACCTAACCATCTCGTAAATGACTTATCTTCTGCAACTTATAGTAATATCGAAGCACAGCAAATTGACTTTGTAGTGCATACTATCACACCTTGGATTAAGAGAATTGAAAGTGAATTAAACCAAAAATTAATTCCTAACAACAAAAGGGGTCAGGAATACTTTAAGTTTAACCTAAACGCTATTCTTAGAGGTGATTCAAAAAGTCGTGCAGATTACTACAGAACATTAGTAAATATTGGGGTGCTTTCTCCTGACGAGGTTCGTTCTTTAGAGGACTTAAATCCTATGGGTGATGAAAGTGCAAAGGTGTATATGCAATCTAATATGATGCCTTTAGATAAATTAGGTGAAGATACTAAAAGAACAACGGTATGAAAGAAAACAAGGAAATAAGGATATATAACGGTAACTACGAAGTTCGTTTAGAAGAAGGTTCTGACGAAACTAAAGTACGTGGTTATGCAGCGTTATTCGATACAGATAGTAGGGATTTGGGATTCCGAGAAACAATATCTACAAGGGCTTTTGATGGTCGCTTAGAGGACAATGTAATTTTAACATTCAATCACGACCCTAACCTAATTTTAGATAGAAACATAGGTGGTACTTTAAACCTATCTGTAGATGAAAGAGGTTTGATTTATGAGGCTACTTTGCCAAACACAACAACAGGAAACGATGTTGCTGAGTTAATGCGTAGAGGCTTGTTATATGAATCTTCTTTTGCTTTCACAGTAGAAGATGATGATTGGTCAAAAGATGGTGATGTTACTAGACGAACTATTAATAAAATAGGTAGATTAGTAGATGTTTCCATAGTAGGTGTTGGTGCTTACGCTAACACAGATGTCGCACTTCGTTCTAAGCAAGAATTTGAGGAATCTACTTCCCCAAAGGCTAGTGAAGAAACGAAAGAAGAACCAACCGAGGTACGACAGGATAACGATGAGGAAACCCCTCAATCAGTTGGTTCGCAAATTAATTTATTAACTAACGAATTAAATCTAAAAAGAAGGATATGAAAAATTCCGTAGAATTAAGACAAGATAGAGCAGCGTTAATCGCAGAGGCGAATGTGATGCTTGAATCTTGCAAAACTGAATCTCGTGACTTTAACGAAACTGAGCAAGTTTCTTATGACGAGAAAATGACAGCTATTGACAAATTAGCAAAGAACATTGAAACTGTTGAGCGACAAGAAAAATTGAACGCTGAAATTGCATCTAATGTAGGTTCTGCTCCTGTTCAAAAAACTTCTGATATTAAAGAAGTTCGTGACTATTCTGTTTTCAAAGCTGTTAACGGATTAATGAACAACAACCTTGATGGTGTTGAGAAAGAAATGCACGACCAAGCAGTAAACGAAGCTAGAGCAGCAGGTTTTTCTGTAAATGGTTTAGGTATTCCTGCATTTATGTTAGAGGCTCGTGCTGATGTAACACAAGGTACTTCTGCTATTGCTCCTACTAACGTATTAAGTTATGCAGAAGCAATGCGTGAAGCATCTGTATTCGGTAAAGTTGGTGCAAACATCTTAACAGGTTTGTCTGCTAACACTACTATTCCTGTTACAGGTACATCTACAGTTGCTTGGGGTACAGAAAACTCAGCAGCAGCAGATGGTGGTGCTAACTTCGGGAAGGTTGAATTAACTCCAACTCGTGTAGCTGCTTATGTAGATATTTCTAAGCAATTATTATTACAAAATGGTGGTGCGGAAGGTGCTATTATGTCTGATTTAGGTCGTGCTGTAGCACAGTCAGTTGATGCAGCTATCTTTAGTAGAGCAGGTATCGCTAACGCTCCAACATCTATTGCACAGACATCAGGTTGTGGTACTTTTACTGAACAATCATCTTTCGCTGATGGTACTTCTGTTATGAAAGACATCGTTGATGCTGAAAAAACTTTAGGCGAAGCAGGTGGATTGAATGGTAACTTAGCTTATGTAGCATCTCCTGAATTACTTGCTCAAATCAAGCGTGGTGTTCAAGTTGCAAGTGTAAGTGCAGGTTTACAAGGGAATTTAGTTAACGGTTACCCTATTTACTTCACTAACGGTTGTGATTCTAATAGTGGTGTTGATGGTGACTTCTTCTTCGGAGATTTCTCTCGTCTTTACATAGGAATGTTTGGTGGTGTTGACATCTTAGTAGACCCTTATACTCAGGCTGCTACAGGTCAAAACCGATTGGTTGTAAACAACTATATGGACTTCGGTGCTGCTAATGGTTCTGCTTTCGTTAAAGCTGTTTCTTTAACTGCATAGTAGTACATAGATACTAATACTTAAAAGGGGGTTCTTCGGAACTCCCCTTTATTAACTTTAACTCTTTCAATATATACTTATGTATCTCGACCCTAACTATAACGTACAAGGCGATTTAGTTGTTAAAACAGACCCTTCAACAAAGGTTGTTAGTGTATCTGAAATTAAGTCACATCTTCGTATTGATACTTCTGATGAAGATACTTTGTTAGGTGTATATATAGATGCTGCAACAGAAATGGCAGAACACTATTGTACAAGGCATTTTATTGAACACGAGTATAAGTTATATTTCAATACGGTAGTGTCACAGGCATCTTTAATATTCCCTGATTGTACCTTATTAACAACAGGTGATGAAAATCCTGTTAAATGGCTTGATTCGGCAGGAGCAGAACAAGAATCTACAGAGGCTTACATTGATGCTCACTCTAATCCTTCTATAGTTTATTTGAGTAGTGATTTCTCTACTCCTACATTAAAATCAAACGCAGCTAACACTTTTTGGTTTGAGTTTAAGACAGGTTTTGGTGATGAACAAAGTGATGTACCACAAGCTATACAACAAGCTATTAAATTGATTGTGGCTGATATGTATTACTTTAGAGAGGACAGGAAACGAAGATTCCCAATGGCATCTGAAATATTACTACAACCTTATAAATGTTTCCATTAAGATATGGCTTTCATTGCAAAAATAAAGGCAGGGGAATTTAACACAAGAATTACCTTTAAGGAGAAAACTTACACTCAGGATGGATTCGGTGGTATTACAAGTGCCGATTCAACAGTAGTCACGGTTTGGGCT